GCCCCTTCGGGGGCCAGCCCAAGATGTCACGATGGAGGTCCTGCCATGGTCTCGCAAACCAATTGCTTGGTTGTTAAAACCTTGTCTACAAGTGCGTGCACCTACGAGTGCTATTTTACGTGTGACGGCCTGTTTAAAGGCGTTGTAGCCGCGAGGCTGCAATTACGCCCTATAGGTCCCGTCTATGTAAATAGCGACGGCCCGACTGAGTTCAACATTGACTACATTTATGGTAGTCTTGAGGACTCTAAGGGTCGTAACTCGGAGAACTTCTGCTCTCACCTAAAATACACAGGTGAAGCAGTAGCTCGCAGGCGCGACGAGAATCGGTCTCTCGTGCAATACGGGACTGAGCAAAAACTCGGCATCAGCACTGGCGATGAGCCAGTACAAGATGGACGGATTTTCGCCGCTTCGGGTATGTGGTACAACACGAAGAAGTACTACGGACCCGCAGCACAAACGAGTGGTGCCTTTCTGATAGGCCCCTATAGTTCAACTACTGGGACTTATAATCCAGAAGGTAGCCTCAAGGAGGACACTCGGAAGATCCTGATCATTGATGAAATGTCAGGAACCTACGAGTCCCGCAACCTCTTTTGGACCCCCCGGGAAGGAACAACCGGTACTGTTACCAAGGTGTATCAAGCGATAACCCTTGGTGCTGTAACTGTTGGAGCTGATGGTCGCATCACTGCGACTGTTACATTGGAGACGAGGACCCAGATCTATAAGGGTTCGCGTATTCCCAATGATCAGTTTCCTTCCACTTATCTGGAGTCTGATGAAACCACGTACCAAACTAGGCCCGCGAGGGTGCTAGTTCGCCGTTTTCCTAACGGTATAAGTACGTATGGCTTTGGCGAGATCGCCTTAGCTTGTCGGCACATCAGTACGTCGCTTATGCTTAACCGGCCGAAACTCGATTCAGAGTTAGCCGGGAAAGCTATCGACTCCCAGATAGGTTCTCTTAGCGCGAACAACATCGAGAACGCTGTTCAGCTAAGAAAGGGACCCTTACCACTCGACGCCATAAGGAAGGCGTCACGAGACATGACCGGGGCTCTAGCTTCTTTGTATCTCTGGTGGCGGTATGTTGTGAAAACCTCAATTAAGGATTTTCGCGAACTACTTTCACTGAGTGAGATGCGAGTGAAGCAAGCCAGAGCATTCAGTGGCAAATGGATTCGGGCGCGGAGCGCCGATACCCTAGTCACTGAAATACCTTTACTTGGAGACGTCGCTTGGCACAGGCACTTTCGGATTTATTTTCGATCGTCCTTTGACGGAGGAACCCCTCTCCTAAGGCTTAGGGCTTTGGGTTTACATCCTGGGCTTGCCCAGGCATGGGACCTGATTCCATATAGCTTTGTGAAGGATTGGTTCTTCTCTGTGCAAGACGCTCTCAAGTCCATCGATGATCAGATTGCTTTCAGTAGTCTGCGTCTTGGCAGGGGAGTGTACTCGGCAAAGTGCTTTGAACCTTTAGCTAGGTTCGAGCATTTTTCCAAGCTCTGTGGCGGTAGCGCTACGATAGGCTACTACTACAGAACACCTCACTCCTACCTTCCGCTCACCCTAGATCTAAAGGGTGTCCCTGTCCGCCAATGGTGGCAGGCAGGTCTCGCGCTATGTGTTGCGAATCGTAATGCATAGCAATCTTCGACGGGCACGAAAGTGCTCTTTAAATTCCCCAGGAGTTATTCTATGGCAATCACGATCAACAAGGGATATCAAGCAGATGGAACACCTGCTTCCCTCTCAACAACGGTATTTCACTTCCCGACTACCTTCGCTAAACGCGAAGCGTCAAATGGTGAATCAGTATTAGTTAATACTGGGACCCCAACTGACCGTCTGGAAGTAGTAAGGACGGCCATTAAAGATATCAAGAATATCTATAATGGCACGGGTATCATACCCGGCTACCAATCTCCAAATCAAACCGGAAAACAGTTACTCGTTCAAGTAAACGAGACCTGGTCCAAGGTTGATTCAGAGGATGCTAGCTTCCGTCAAGATCTACCGGTGCAAGCCCATCTGGTGGTTAAGCTACCAAATGAAGCGCTGATCAGTGAAAGTGACGTCAGGGAGCTCATCGGGCGCCTCATCGGCATCCTTAGTGAGTCTGACGGCAGCTCTGAGCCTACTATCACTAGTAGGTTAGTTGCGCTGTTACGTGGAGCACTCACCCCAGCAGGTTTATAATCCGCTTGTAGTGAGAGCCACACTATCCTCCGGGGAAGAAGAAAGACCTACATTTGTTAGGGGAGAAAGATATGATTATCACATCTGATCTTAGTCCCCGAGACAAGAGAACAGTGGATCTTGGATTCATCTTGTTCTTATGTCTCATCCGTGACATCTTCGGGAAACGGACCGCCATTGCGATAAGTTGCAATCCTAGCAACCGATACGCTTTAGGCGATCTCATTGCTGATCTGTCTGTCATGAGGCAATCGCTGCTTCATAGCAGACACGTTCCGATGTCGGAACTCACAGCATTGGGAAAGATGATGTACTCACACTTCAGAAGAAGGCATGAGGCCGTCATCCTTAGCCAGGATCCAGAAGAATTCAAGAAACTGAATCTGGTGTACAGCTTTCTAAGGAAGCTCAAAGTATCGGTTAAAACTGATGCCATTGAGGACTTCAAACATAGAATGCTAAACCATCAACCAAGTAATGTGGACGAGTTTTACATGTCATCCGTCGCGGATGAGTTGTATTATCTCCTACACGACTTTGAAGATGGCGTACCAATCCTTCCCCGCCATGGGCCAGGAAGCGTAGCCGAAGGCACGCGATCGCTGCTAATAAAAGAGCGATTGATGCGTATCCCGCAGTGCATAAATTACCTTAACCTACAGGATGGTACTGATTGTTATCAGCATTATCCTCGTGGTGAGGTGAAGAAGCACGCGGTTGTCACGGCCGTTCCGAAGGATTCTAAGTCCGAGCGGATCATTTGCAAAGAACCAGTGGTTCTGCAATTTTTCCAGCAAGGCTTAGCCAGAGCTTTAAGGACTGTCGTCAAAAACAGCCCTTGGAGGTCGCAATACTGTTTCGATGATCAGGTGCCAAACCAGCAAGATGCTCGGCAAGGCAGCGTGGACAATTCGTTGGCCACGTTAGACCTGAAACAGGCTAGCGACTCAGTTGACCTGAACACCATTGTTCAGGCCTTGAGACGGCTCCCTCGACTCAGGCGTTGGGTTCTCTTGACTCGTTCAACCCACTTCATCTTTCCAGATGGAGAAGTTGTACGATCGAAGATCCTCTCGCCCATGGGCTCGGGTATTTGCTTTGACATTGAAAGTTTATTCTTTCTTGCCATTGCAAGAGCCGCCGTTCACAGAACATTAGGCAGGCGCGTGCGAGATGTACGCGTATTTGGCGATGACATCATTGTACCATCCGAAGCAGCGGAGGCCGTGATAAACGACCTCGAAATCTTTGGCTTTACAGTTAATAAGGAGAAATCTTTTATAACTGGAAAGTTCAGAGAATCCTGCGGCAAAGAATGGTATGCTGGGCACGACGTTACACCCTTATATTTTAGGGTGGTCGATCCCCAGGATGCACAACCAAAACACTGGTCAGCTTTCCGGTCATTGTACAACAGCCTCAAATTGAGAGGCCATGCTTTGGCCGCTACGATCTTGCTCGAGAATTGCGAAGCACATTTTCCAAAGGCGTCATTCATTTGGGATGATGACGAGGAAAACACGTGGTTCTCTTTCTCGGGGTATACGGGCCCACGTGAGTGGGACCCGGACTACCAAGCAAGCTTCGTGAGCTATGTATTGCCCCAAGTAGTTACTAAGCATACTGATGAGCTTGATCAATATCATCTCAT